GGTACCGGTATTTTCGCGACCGCATCATTCACCGCCTGCTGCAGCACCTCCGGATCATAATCACGACCATCGCGCGGTACCGGAATGGCCCCCACGGCGTCATTCATCATCGCCTGCAGAACAGGGCGCACCTCATCCACCGTCACATGCTTCTGTAACAGAGCAGACAGGGAAGCCAGTTTCTCTTCAAACGCCCCCGACTGTGCGGCCATCTTCTCCTCAAATGTGCGCTGTAAATCCGCCAGCACCGTGGCGAATTCTTCACCCAGCGCACGGATAATGGACAGTTCACGCTCTGTCATTTTCGCAGTATCCCCCTGAACATCGCCTTCACCGCATCACGCTCTGTTTCGCTTATGGCCTTATTACCGTCAGATGCGCCGTCAGGCAGCTGTGATGAAACTGTTTTCCCGGTCGACGCGAACGGATCCTCACGGGCATCACGACGGGACAGCGCCTCCAGACTGTAGTTCTGCTGCTGAAGATACAGTGCATCACCGCCGGCCAGAGGCGGCAGGTTCTCCCGTTTACGGGCCTCATTGGGCGTGAGAAGCGTATTTTTCACCGCATCCCCCAGCGTTTTCATGCGCCGCTCACTGTCCATTCTCAGCAGCGTGGTGACATCAAATTCTGTACTCTCGTTTTCCCCCGTTTCCAGCGCCTCATCCAGTAACAGTTCAATGGACTCAATCAGCGTCTGCAGGCACTGGGAATAATACTGCTGCTCCAGCGCCTCCACGTTGTCACTGGAAGGCGGTTGTCCCACGCCAATCTTGTAGGCCGGGACACGGAACACCGAACAGACAATTTCAGCGGTCATCTTCAGTTGTTCCACCGTCTGCGCATCCACCGGTGAAAACGTCGTGGGGTTGTATTTTGCCCCGTTGCTCAGAATGGCCGTTTTCCCCGCATTTTCGCCTGTATACCCGCTGTCCCAGTTGCTCTTCAGTTTTTTCGCATTTTCTTCCGTAATACTGCCGGGGATCTCAATCACCCCGGACGGCCTGCCGCCATTTCTGAAAAAAGACGTCGAATTTTCCTGAATATGATGCCCCTGCGTGGCCGCCAGCCCGGCAGCATACACCGGCGGCAGCCCCACAAGCGGATGAAAAAAACAGTTAAACCGGTCGTGGATCACTTCCCTGGCAGGCACCGTCACCGCCTCAGTGATCCCGCAGTTCCGGTCCGGTGTAATGCGATAGAACACCTCGCCGTCATCCGCCACCAGAGGTTCAACCCGGCTCCAGTCCAGAATACGCAGTTCTTTGATCTGCCCCCGGGAGTTACGGATTTTCAACACCACCGTATTGCCGTGACGCAGTTTGGCGTTCAGCCACAGTTCAAAAAACTGGATACGATTCTGCTGTGCATTGGGACGACGACAGAGACGGGCAATATCCCCCTGTCGTTTTTCACGGCGGATCCCCTGTGTATCGGTCTGCATCAGGCGCAGCCGCATTTTGGCGATATCCTGGGATATCAGCGAAATGCAAGAAAACACCGCGTGAAAGGACAAAACGGTTTCCGGATCGGCTTTCACACCCTGCTGCCAGGCACCGGCAAAAGGCTCAGCCACCGCCTGAAACAGGCTGGTCCAGCCCACCTCTTTTACATCACGTCCTGATTTCTGGTTTTTTCGGGTTCGCCGCAAAAGGTTCCACATTCGCCATGCTCCGCATCACGTTTCTTTTTCTGACCTGCCGGACGTCGCACTGTGATGTACTCCGCCTTCCCCAGGCGAACCAGCACCTCCGCACACGGCTGTGCCACATCACGGATATCCCCGGCCCGGGCATCATGCGTGCCCTGCAGATACTGGATTTTTGCCATCAGTTACTGCGGGAAGCTCGCGCCTCCCGCCCTCCTCATCAGACTCAGCCGCCGGACGCAGTTCCGTAGTTCACACCGGTGATCACCGCCACTGCCGCGGTACGGCGACGACGCCAGTTGATCCAGCGCTCCGCACGGATGGCCACGCTGCCGGTCTGGAACATGGAGACCAGCTCCACCGGTGACGGTGTGCTGCTGTCGCTGGTCGGTTCAGACTGCATCTCCAGTGACGCTTCACGGGACATATCCACCGCCACACCGCCGTCATCAGCCAGATAAATATCCGGCGCATTCACCAGCACCAGCTGGTCACCCACGTACTGGGAGACAATCACCGGCAGGCCCTGGAAGGTGCCGCCAAGCAGGGTCATGTCCGGATATTCCTTCTGACCCAGCGCATTTTTACGCATGGACAGCGCCAGGGCATTTGTGCTGGACATCAGCCAGACCGCACCGGTGGGCTGCAGGTTTGCTGCCACAAACTGACCAAACGCGGCTTCCGCATCCGTATCCGGGTTACCGGTTGATGCCGTGCCCTTCACATCATGGGTGATGGACGCAGGGGAAACATCGGCCACCGCCGCTTTTTTCGGGTCCACAAAGTCTGTGTCCAGACGCGCCACCACCGCTTCCGCCAGTGCATTACGGACCAGCGCATCGGCGGCAGGACTGGAAAAACGGATCAGCTCTTCCGTCAGTACCGCAATAGCCGCCACCTTCGCATGACTGAAGGTGATGGATTCAAAATCAAACTTCGTCAGGGGTCTGGCCTTACCCTGCCCCACCCAGCCGGCAGCACCACCGGACACCTGGGCATGCACGCGAATATTGAACGGCACCTGACGAAGTGCCGGGATCCCGCCATGACCAAATCGCCCGATAATGGTCTGCGGACGCAGATAATCAATAAAGTCCTGCGCATATTCCTGATATTCAGACAGGCTGCCTGCCCACTGTGGGTCCGTGGTGGTCCCTGCCCCCACCGCCGACTTCAGGACATGATGCAGACGGCTGTCATCCGGATACTGACGACGGGCCACTTCCAGGGCTTCAGAGCGGACACCTTTAGCCGCGGCCAGTGATTTGGCAAAGCGGGCGAAACCAATCCCCTTCTCCAGTTTCTGCTCAACACGGATCACCGGCGCTGAAGCCACCGTGGCCACATTCCCGTTACCGGCCTGTTTCACCGGCTGTGCCGTGGCGGCCTTACTGGTTTCCAGTTCACGCAGACGCTTCAGGTGCGCATCCACCTGACGGATTTCCGCTGCGGTGTTGTCGTAGTGCTCTTCCTCTTCCACATCCAGTGTGCGGCCTTCCTCTGCGGCTTTGGTCATGACCTCCTCAAGGGAGGCTGCCAGCGCCGCACGCTTGTTTTCAAAACTTTTAATCTGTTCACCAGTATTCATTGCTGACTTTTCCTTATGAAAAGAGGTTATTGACTGTGCCGAAGCGCCGGCAGAAGATGCGATTTTCACCACCGGTTTCCGGTTGCCGGACGCGGCAGAAAACGGGCGGTCGAAAGATTTAATGGTCTGGATGGTGCATTCCGCATTCGCGGGCACGGTGACGGCAGACACCTCCATCAGCTCCCAGCGCAGAAAATGCAGTCCGCCTCCGTCCAGATAAGTGTATTCATGGGGCCGGAAGCCCACAGAAAGCCCCCTGACCAGCCCGGTCTTAATGGCAGCCCATGCCTCATCCAGCCGGGCAGCCAGTTGCGACGGCATATCCGGTACGGGCTTCACCAGTGTTGCCGTGATTTCCAGCCCTTCCCTGATCCGACGCACCGTACACTGGCCTACAGGGCGGGAATGGTCATGCTGCCAGAGAAACGGGATCGTACTGCCAAACTCCGCCCCCTCCGGCTCCAGGATGTCACCATCCCGATCCGGAGAAGGCGTTGACGCAATCCCGGTGATCACCCGTTCATCCTCACTGAAGGATTTCACCGTCAGCAGGGAACAGGCCCGTTTAAGAGTCACATCAGCCTCCTGAAAATAAAAAAAACCGCCGCAGCGGTTCATGATGGTTACAGGGTGAGCAGGGTTATATGAAAAAAACCTCATACGCTTTCTTTTTCGGTTCCGGATTCAGGGACATCAGGGACACCGCATTGAAGAGCGCCATCAGCGGGTCAATTTTTCCCCGTCCGCTGGCCTGTTTGGTAATAAGGATGGCGTTACCTTTAGGCTCCACCCGGGCATTGCCGACACACCAGGCCATCAGGGGCTGGCCACCATGCACCAGTACCCCTTCAGCCAGTTTGCGCTCGGTGGTTTTGATGGCCCCGCCCAGCTTCCAGCCCTGGCTTATCCCCACCACAATTCCGTCGGGGATCCCGGCTTCCGCCAGTGAATCCAGAATCTGCCCCACCCCTGACGGGTCAATACCGATATGGTCCAGTAACTCAGCCTCATGAATGCGACGCACATATTCCGCCACTTCCGCCGTGTCATCCCCGACACGCCGGACAATGGTCATATCTCCACAGGCAACAAGATCCTGAAACCGGGACGCCTCGCTCTTCCGTCGGACCACCGCGGTTTCATGCGCCCAGGCATGGCCCCAGCCCAGCCATTCGCGGGTCTCCCGGTCACGCCCAATCACATACATCCCCAGCAGATCATCCAGCCCTCCGCCGTCAATCCCCACCGTCACCACATCAGCACGACGCAGGATATCGTCCAGGCTGATACAACGGCCCTGCTCTTCCCAGAAATCAGCCCCCGCCCAGCGGTCAGAGCGCAGGGCAAGACCAATTTCCACATTGGCGTGTTTTGACATGAACCCCCGGAATGTCTCTTCACCGGCTTCCCGGGCTTTACGGTACTCCCGGTACAGAAAGGCCTCATCCACTGAATAGCCGAGATTCGGATTGACCATGGCGAGGTTTTCCATCAGCAGGTGAGCCCCGCTTTCCACCATTTCAGGAGGGTGTTCAAATATCACCGGCAGAAAGTGCGGATCATGAATTTTGCCGTCGCGCACATCCCGGGCGTACTGCAGTTTCTGTCTGAACACCCCGGCAGGCGGTTCATTCGACTGGGTGGTCGTATACACCACAAACCCTTCCGGGCGGGAGGCAAGGCCGCCTATGGCTTCACGTAACATGTCCTCCGCCTTGCACTGCTTGCCAAACAGCCACAACTCATCAATCAGCGTACCCACGGACTTGATACCGGACACCGTATTCGGATCGGCAGCCACCACCTTCAGGGTGGTGTCTGTCACCCTGTGGGTGATGGTCCGGATATGGGTCTGTACCTGGCAGAGGTCATCCAGATCATCGTCACGTCGTACCATATCCCGGGCAGGGTTGAAGGCGTTGGCCGCCACCTCCACAGTCGGGGCCAGAATCGTGTAACCCGCCGCCTGCCGCCAGTTCAGTAACAGTGCAGTCATCATGATCCCCGCGGCCAGCGTGGACTTCGAGTTTTTCTTGGGGATAAGGATAAAAACTTCCTTGATATGGCGTACACCGGTCTGCGCATCGTAGGAGCCAAACAGGGCCGCCACCAGGTCAAACACCCACGGTGCACAGGACTCCCCGAACGTCGGGCTACCAGGTGCATCCACAATCCGCAGTTGTTTAAAAATCGCCAGGGCATGTGCGGCCTCGTCCGGATAAATCGGATCCGGAATAATCGACAGCCCCTTTTTCAGGCGCTCTGCCCAGTCCGGGCAGGCTGTGCTCCATACAGGTATCATCCGTTGCCCTCATTATCGTTATTCACCACCAGTCGGGGTGGCGGTGGCACCGCAAAACGGTTAGCCGCTTTTTTCGCGGCATCACCTTTTGCCGATTTTTTCCCGGTATCCCCTTTTTTATGGTGCGTGAACTGCGCCAGACGCCAGGCCGCATCCAGTGCCAGTTTCGGATCAATGCAGAGGTTTTCCACCAGGATCCGCCCCATGGCTTTCACCGGATCGGGAAGACCATCCTCCATATATTCAATACCAGGAGACATCACCGCGGATGGTGGCATCTCCGGATTATTTTCGTCCGGCTGAGGTATTGCAGCCGCCTCACGGCGACGGGGTTTATCCTCCTGCTCTGATTTTTTCTGCCGGTAAACAGGAACCTCATCCACCTCCACCGTCTCGCATTGTTTACGGGCTATAAACGCAAGCACCTCCGGATCTTTTGCCAGCTGCGAGCCTTTAACCCTGGCGGTCTTCGCCGAATAACCGGCGGCAATGGCTGACGCTGTTTTGTTTTTCCCGGACATGAGCGCCAGCGCAAATTTTCGTTTTTGCGTTGTCAGCACAGCCTCCTCCCGGGTCCAGAACGCACTCAGCCGGGTATGGTTCAGCCCATTTTTCCCCGGCGTCTCATGCCGCAAATGTTAACTGCTGCCTGGTTAACATTTGCTGAAAAAGCCTGTTAACATTTTTTCCGCACAACAAACTGAATAATAAAGATAAAAACCGCAAAAATGCCCGGGCAGCCAGTTAACATGTTAACTGCCCTGAAACGGGAATTTTTTCTCTGCGTGAGAGGGGGCGCGGTGTCCAAAGCGATCGTTTTTTACGCCGGATGATACCCCCCCCGGGTCGGGTTACAGTCCGATGATGTCGTCCGCTCTGTCACTACCTCCGGACACCTCCGGCAGCGTCGGGTCCGGCATACCACCCGCCGCTTCACGAGCAGACTTTTGTCGATGGCATTCGGTACAGAGCGTCCAGAGATTCGTCTCCTCATTACCACCACCGAACTGAAGTGCAATTCGGTGATCGAGTTCACTGTCACAGAGGTCAACCACACGACCACAGATACAGCACTGCCCGGCGTCCCTCAGCCAGATATGACGCTTGAGGGAAACACGTGCACTGCCACTGACACGACGCTGTTCCCCCTTCAGAATATTCACCCGTCGGGTATTCAGTGTTTTGATTCTGCTCTGGAGTGTACGAAGCTCAGCCATGTAAAATCCCCGTCATATGGCAATCAGTAAAGGAAATAAATATGTCATCGAAAAACCGGACCCGCAGAACCACAACCCGCAATATCCGTTTCCCCAATCACATAATTGAACAAATCAACATAGCCCTTGAGCATAAAGGGTCCGGTAACTTTTCAGCGTGGGTTATTGAAGCCTGCAGGAGAAGGCTGGCAACAGATGCAACGCATCTGCGCCCGACCAGCATGACAAATAACGAGAAATGAACGTTCGGTTTCTTCCACCATCGCACCGGACAGGCGACTATGAGGGGACAACGCCGCGCTCCGTTAACGCGGTAAACCCCGGTGTGTATCGTTTTTGATTATCCCCGCACACTCGCGCAGAGGAGTCTCCCTGTCGGGCTGCGGTCTCTGTTAATGCAGGAATACGGCGACAATACCGCGCATGGATAATAAGGTCGCTCAACACACTGGCTGTAATGCAGCGGATACCATGCGGCATTTAGCGGCATTCATCGTACACTCCACGGTTAGCTCTTCATTCGTGGCATTCACCTGAAAGGTCCGGGAGTGTAATTGCGTACATTTACCACTGAACGAACCTTCAACAAGAACACGACCACGCTGCAAAATACGGAACGGAATTGTTCCCTGAAAAGGTTCTACGGTTACCCGTAATTTCTTCATGTATCCTCCGGATAATAAAAAGCCAGCTTAGTGCACTGAGTGCGGATATATTCCTGCGCCCCTTCCAGCTGCTTCTGCATTGTCATCAGCCGTTCTCTGAGGATGAA